CTACCGGGACCGGGGAAGCTCAGACACGGCTGATCACCGCATACACGGGGTCATCACAGATCGCCACCGTATCGCCGAACTGGGCAACGACACCAGACAATACCTCCGTCTACTACACGGCTAACGGGGCCCGTGCCGACGTTGGATTGATCGAGGGCGGCGACGCAACCGACGCGATCAATGCTGCATGCGATACGGCGCTAAGCGACTATGGTGGCCCGACGAAAGCCGAGATGGATACGGCACACGCCCTACTCGCGACTGAAGCGAAACAGGATATCATCGACACCAATGTTGATCAGATCGAAACCAGATTGGGAACGCCGTCTGACCTTGGGTCCGGGGCGACGATCAAGGATAACCTCATCGATGTGGCTTCGTACATCGACACAGAAGTTGCGGCGATACTCGCGCTACTTGATGACGTGAGAGGGGAGCCGGGGCAAGGAGCAGCTCCAGTGAATCCCGATGCCATGACCAAGATCGACTATCTCTACAAAGCTTTTAGAAACTTGAAAACGCAGACCGCAACAACTTGGTCGCTAATGGCCGATGATGCCGCGACAGTTGATCAGAAAGCTACAGTATCAGATGTTGCCGGAACGGCGACGTTTGGTGAAATTGAGTCAGGACCATAAAATGGCCGTAGATACAGCAACAAAACGTTTTGCTATGCTCGGGTTTGCTTCGTCATTAGTAAATTTAGTTATTGTTGATGCTGTAGTGTCAACAGAGGACCGGGTATCGTGGCTTGGATTATATAACGGGTTTGCGTTGAGTGAATCTGTGGAAAGTAATTATCGAAATAGATATCGTTTCGATTTGATTAAAATGATGATGGGGAGGATGTCATGAGTAATAGAGGTGAAATTCATGCCGCCAGAAAGACTTTGGCATGGGGTGGTGACTATGGAACAGATACACAAGATGGAGCAGGTACTATTTCTGGAGGTCCTTGGGGAATGATCATTGCAAAAGGCACAACCGTTGTCACTGCAATGACAGCCAACTGGGATGCTGTTATTGGCTCCATGGCAGATGGAGAATCTCATGTAGGATTATTTACTTCTGTGGCTATCTCTTCAGGTAAGCTTTATCTTAAGAGAACCGCTGAAGCAGAAGAAGTATCAGTAGTTTCGTTACCTTAATCAAGAGGAGCAGGGTATAATGAATGGAGTTTCCAAAATTTGGCGTACGTCTAGTATCGGTCTTGCTTGTGCTCTCATTATTATTACCATTCTCACTATTCCCACAATCAATAGAGAACGGGTCCAAGCTCGAAGAATTGAGGCTGAGCTTAATCAGGCTCTCTTTGAAAGTGCGGCTATTACAGAATCGCATCGAAGACTTGAAGCTACAGTCGTCAATCTCACTGAAGAGCTTGCAACAGCTGACACAAGAGTTGGAGAGCTCGCAAGCAGAGTTGATACTCTTACAACAAACAATCTCAGAGCTCTCGAAATCGTTGATGAGGTCACACGACTTAGTATCGGACTTGCAGATGGAATTATCGACGTTGAACAACTTGGCAGAGAGCTTGCAACAGAGATTAATAGAGCTCTCGAGTATGTTCGAGAATTACAAGAAGCAGATGGTTCGTAGGATGATAATTGGAGTAGCGAGCGGATTTGCTGGAGGATTAGTGGTCGGTTTCTTGGTTGGTACGTTTTATGACAAATGAACAGTGGCAAGAGGGCCTGAAAGTACTTGCGGATCTGCACGACAGCAATGAAGATTTTGCTTATGGTCTTTTAGCGGAAGGCGCTCAGCGACTCGAGACTGTGACTTTTGGTAAAGGAGATACAATCAGTAAAATTGAATTGATACCAGATGGTCATGGTGGGTACTATATCAATACGGAATAGAAACAGGAGCTTACAGCTTTATTAACTCTTTATAGAAGGGCCCGGTAAAGCCTTGAAGCGATATTGTAATCTGATAAGAGGCCGGCAATACTTGCCTTACTAAATAGTTCCGTCTTAGTATACGAGGCCTCTATATTTTCATTCTTGAATAGAAATATCTCATTTCCAATGGCTACTAATACAAAGCCAAGAGAGTTTTTATTCATCTTGAATCGCCGATGTAACCATGCAACTTGCCCAGGCCGAAAGGGTATTTTGATAATAGTACTTTTTAATTTTGGCATACTCCGGATATACTTAAACTCTATCCAACCCTCCGACTCTGGGGTATAGAAATATACATCTGGTACTGCTATACCCGCAGAGCTCTCTATTCGAATTAACTCCATTACATATTTGGCTAATCGATTTTTAATACTTCTATATACTGCAGTTTCAGGACGCATTTTTGATTTCCTCTATTAGCTTATCTGGGTCAAATGGACCAACAGCATGCCAATTATCCCCTATCTCAGCATCTGCTATAATAGGAACCTTAAGCTCTACACAGGTCTCCATTATTTCCTTTAATCTTTTATATGCCAATACCCCATCTATAGTTTTAGGGATAGATACACCAAGTTCGTCATGAACAGTCAAGTGAAAAATGAGTCTTGCAAATAACCCTTCCTCATAGGCTTGAACTATGGCGATTTTCATAATATCTGCAGCTGTTCCTTGTATTAGATGATTAAACATTACGAAAGTTTTACCTCTTGCTACCATCTCTGGGGTGACTCTTGACCGCCTACCTGTTAAGGTTTTTATGTAACCTCGGCCTTCAGCAATATTAGACACTTGTTCCCCCGTATATCTAACAAAGGGTACCTTCTCATGGTAAAGAGTTAATAGCTCTTTTGCTGTAGCCACATCCCAATGGAACTTTTTTGCACAAGTATTTGGCCCCATGAAATAAGCAGCCCCAAAGTTTAGATTCTTTGCTGGCTTTCGTTCTAACCCCGTTAAGCCCATTACAAACTCATGATAATCGGTATTCGGATCATTTCTATATCGTTCTCTAACTTCATCACTTCCAGGCCCAGCAGCATAGTGGGCTATTATCCTATACTCAATTTGTGACCAATCTATTTTCCCCCACCAGCAGCCTTCCTCTGGTATGAAAGCCCTACGGCATAATGGGCCAAGATATTTATGTCTAGCTGGAATCTGTTGTAGATTTGGTAATGTAGAAGAGAATCGACCTGTTATAGTTCCCCATTCATCCGCTTTCAATTGGTTAAACATTGTATGAATGTATTCACCAACTCGGTTTTCACCAAAGGAGTTTATAAAGAAGGCCTTTAACGTTCTTTTATATCTTTTAGCCTCTAATATCTTTTCAGCGATAGGGTGATCCATTGTCTCAAGGTCATCTGCTGTAATGGAAGGGTTACCTGTTTTTTCTATTATTCTATAGGAAAGGCCTAATCTATCAAATACCTTAGCAACTTGCTGTGTTGAACTGTAATTGAATTCGCCGTACTCCCTGTACAACTCGTGCTCTAGACTTTTAATACTACTTCGAAGTTCTTTTATTGCTTTGCTTGTATATTCAATATCCAATTTTACACCAGCTTTACGCATGGCCAATAAGGGACGAATTAACTTTCTCTCTATTTCGTATACTCCAAGTAGATTTTGTTCTTTCATTATGGCCCATTGCAATTGAAATATCTCTATAGGCTGGATTGCATCTTCTTTACCATATCCCCTTACTGTTTCATATGGCATCCGCCATAGGTGTTTTCGGGGGTCGCCAGGAAGCCCCCTATCGTCGCACCAGTTTTGTATCTCAATGGTATTCTTATGCTTATTTAGGTATTTCGAGGCTAGCATATCAAGGCTAAATAAACCATATTCATCTATTAAGGGCTCAGCAATTTGTATATCATGGATATCGCCATTGACTGGGATATTAGCCCAGTTTTCAATCCAGTCTAAATCATATCTTATATTCGCTCCTAACTTTTTTATATCAAGAGCGCATACCTCTCTGAGATAGTCATAGTTTCGTCGTTTTGTTTCTCCTGTTATTCCCTTATGGCCAAGGTTATAATACTCAACAAACCCTAAATCATTTGCTATTGAAAAGCCTAGTAAGTTACCATCTCGCCGATATACACCTGGACCAAGTTTCGTTAGTTCTGGATCATAAGTCTCAGTATCTAAAGCAATTACTTTACTGTTAGATAAATCTGGATACCGAATGGTTTTATCGGTAACATATGGCTTAATCATAGCTCTTCCTCCTCCTCTTCCTCTTCTCCAATTACTTCATAGTCATATGCCTCATAAAAGAATGCCACTCCTTGTTGCCAATAGACACATCGGTAAGTCATAGTAAATCCTGTATAGGTTACAGCAATTACTTCTGCTTTAATGTGCGGGGTTCTAATAATTATTTTGTCGCCAATGTCATACTTTGTTGATATCATTCCCATTACTATTACTCCTTAGTGCTTTGGCTTTTAAGTAGTGTTCCCTGCTACAATACTTTTTTCTTGTATCGGTTGTCTTAAACTTGCTCCCACAGTATTCACATCTTTTAGTTACCTCCGGGTTTCCTCTTGTATCTGCAACTTCACGGCATTGCCGTGAACAATATACTTTTCGGCTATAATTAGTCTTGAAAGACTTACCACAAATAGGGCACTCTTTCACAACAGTATCGACCGGCTTATAATATGCCACTCCAGATTTTCTACACCTATGACAATACTTCTCTTTTTTCGTAAGGCGGTGAAACGGAAGGCCACAATCAATATTCTCACACTTGTGTATCATATCCTATCCTGAGGATCCCGTATCTATGACCAGAGAGACTTTCTATATGATAGGTAGGTATTCATACTACTCATATAGATGGCCATAGATACGGGACAATTTCAGTTCATCTCCTTATCTTGAAAGGATTTATCGAAAGGAGAACCGGTTTTAATTGCACCTGAATGCAATTTGTCCACTACCCTACGCAATTTCCCCTGTTTTAGTGTATTATAGTCAATTAACGCGCTATCTACATCCTTTGTTAAAATATTTAGTAGGCATTGTATCATCAATTCTGTGTCGGCTATTTCAGACATGAGACTAATAGGAGTAATAATACGTTCATGCCGTCGGTAAAAGTAATCGGATATAACTGTAATCAATTCACCGAGTTCACCAGATATCACTGCCAATTGTTTTTGTTTTCCGTTTACCTCTACTAGGTCCATTGCTAAATCGCCAACTACTTTAATCTTATTCTCGTCTATTACACACTCTTTATGTTTTTTATTAAAGACGATTATCTCTTCAACATATCTATCGAGTTCCCTTTGGCAATTTGGGCAAGGATAAAGTGATACATAGGCTCGATGACATTTTGTTATAATATCATCATTTACGGCCTTTACCGCAACTATCTCTGCATGGATACTTTCACAGTTAGCAGTTGCAAGACCAATCCCACATCTTTTACAGTTGATAACTTGGTTTATACCAACAGATAAAATCTTATCTTCCTTATCTGTGATTATACAAGCTACTTGCTTATCCCGGCAAAGAGATTGCCTCTTAAGCTCATTCAACAGAGAGTACATTGCGTAGTTCATTACATCTCCTCTTGTATTTCAATATCTTGAACAAAGAACGGTAACTCTTTTTTGAACCATTTAATAATGAGTCTTACCATAACTTTTGTTTGAGGATGATTTTTAGGAGTAGACCTTATCTTCATTATATGCCGCCACTGTAAAAGGTTTGTCGTTATTATTAGTTCCGTTTTAAGAGCTATTGGCAAAACACTCGCGGTTAATTCATGCCTTACTCCGACCTCTGATAAGTTAGTATAGCGGTCTGCAATTGCTAACATGCTTTCTTCCCAAATTGCTTCTTCCTCTGTACTATGCCAACCAGCTTGTCGTATAACAGTAAGATCCCCCTTTTTATGATAATCAATATAGTGAGTACTTTCTTGCATAAAAGAACAGTGGCGGTGCCGTACAAGTCTATGGGATACTCCTCTATCTGTTATTAATTTGATCGTAAGGTTCATATGCTCAAGCACAGAGCCATGCCCACTTTTCATAATTCTAGTTAAAAGAATAAGGTCAGAACCGGGGCTGACTTTGTCCTCGGACTTGTAACAGACTCTTGCAATCTTTTCGAGCCCTTTTGTAAACTCTCGATATTCTCGAGGCTTAGTCATTACTTCAATTGACTGCTCTACAAACTTTACACCCATTTATTACTCCTTGTTACATGCCCTTTCGATAAGGAACATAAGATCCGCTGCTGCATGGGACAGGTGCAACAAACCTGATTCTTCATCTCTTTCATTAAATTGGGTTTGTTCATCAAACATAGCAGCTTTTGCCTTCATTAAATGACGAATAGCCGCATCGTAATAATACTCTGTTGGTACTTCCCTCCAATTAGACCTATCGCCATACTTCTCTATACCATAGGCTCTTACCTTAGCTACCTCCTCCATCAATGTATAATATATTAAACCAAGTTCTGGTTTACCCTCTATTTCTTTTGCCATTATAACCCCAGTGCCATGTAGGCATGTTTTGTCTGCTGTGTCACGATATATAGATTCTTCTTCGCTCTCGTTACCCCGACATAAAAACAACGATGTTCACTATCAGGATTTAGATCAAGGTTTGTTTTCACAGCCTTTGTTATATCTGATAATATAAGAACGTTATCAGCCTCATCACCCTTAGCACTATGAATAGTCCCAATTTTAATGTTACACTCATTCAGATGCGTCTTATGTGAAATAACATCTCTATAATATGCAACCTCCTCCATGGGCCAATTCATATTATCATACCAAGGTTGTCCTAAGTTTACAACGAGTTTTAATTGGTGCCTAATTCTTTGGTCGTTTGCCTCTGTTATCATTCTAGTCTTACGTAGTTTTTCAAACAAGTTTATTGCATCCACTTTAGATTTGTCTATTGATAGTTTACCTTTTCTATAATAGACAAGTCCAAGGTCTCTTAAGTGAGCTTCTACTTCTTTTAGGAAACAATTATTTCTACTCAGTACTAGCCATGTTCCATCTTGGCCTATTGGAACTTCCTCATATGTATTTACATACATGAGAGTTCCACTGCTTTCCACCCCATCGTATTTTTTCTCAACCCTCTTTGATATTAACCCGCTTATACTTCGTGGGAGATATAGAAGATTATTTGGGACACGCCAACTATGCCGGAGTATCTCGATCTCTGCATTTATTGACAAGAAGTATTCAACATCTGCTCCGGACCATTGGTATATTGCTTGGTCGTCATCACCTGCTATATATACTTTATCACAGTCTCTAAATGCTGTCCATACCATTCTCCATTGTAATGTAGTAAGATCTTGGGCTTCGTCAATAAAAGCAACTTTCACGGGCACCGATTTATTGACTTCTACAAACTTAAGAATCATATCTGTATAATCAATTTTGTTTCTGGCTGCTTTGTAACGAATATAGTTATTCTTTACAAAGCCTAATTTATCAATCTCAAGTAGACTTAAATACTGTGCGGCTGTAACTGGATTATTCTTATGTAGGTCAATAAAGAAAAGATACAAGTCATCGTCATGTCGTAAATCTTCTGTATAATAACCTGTAAATTGCATTCCCATCTTTTCACTAAACTCACGATATTCCTTTTTACCTAATACATCTCTTCTATTTAGATCAAGCGCCCTAAAGGCCATACTATGTAAGGTTCTAAAGTATGGGAATCTACTTGTTTTCATTCCGTAAGCCTCAACCGCCCTATCTCTTCCTTGATAGGCTCCTTCTCTTGTAAAGGAAACATAGGCTATTTCTTCTGGTTCATAATCTTTCAATTCTTCTTCAAGTATATCCATGAGCCGGTGAGTCTTACCCGTTCCTGGCGGTCCAAATACTACTTTGACTTTCATTTCTTCTTCGTCTCTATATGTTTCAGGTATCGTGCCGCTTCTTTTCTATCGGAAATTTTTTCTTCTTCAGATAGATCTGCGTAAGGGGTAGTCATTTGCCGCATCCATCTATTTACAGCCCATTCTGGAAGGATTGCTTCCCCCATATCATTTGACTCACATTTATCAAATAAGTATTCCATCCAGCCACTCCAAGCGGCATGGGCTTCTGCAGCCAAAACCTCAACTAGATCATTAGAATGGTTCATTGTCAAACTCCTCATTAAAATCTATATTCTGACTATCTATTGCTATCTCTGCTACATAGTCTTTCATACTTGCAAAGGGTAAAAGCCAACATCGAACAGCTCCTTGCTCTTTGCTTATATAGTACTTCCTAGGAAACCCTCCGAGGGTCTTTAATTTGTCTTGTACTTCTGTCTGTCCGAATATTCGAAACTGCTTTACATGAACTAAGAAGTGTACAAAGTCTTTAGCACGAAATACGTATAGCTTATCTTCTTGATCTTTGTATACTCGATCAATAAGTATTTGCTCTTTAGACGCTGCCTTTGCTCGACGTTCCAGGAAGTCCGCAAGATGGTTATTGAACATTGCACCGGGAGAAATATCATCTGCAGGATCTACTTTTTGTACCTTTATATCAGACAGTGCTGTATTCACTATTCGAGACCAAGTTATATCTTTAAGCCTATTTGGTAATATATGAAGCTCTCTCATACAAAGCTCACGAAATCGGTTCTGTTGTATTATATCTTGTTCCTTAAAGAACTTTAACTCTTTACCATTTATTCTCCAAGCGTAATATGGTGGCTCTGTAAGATATTGTGTCAATTCTTCAAAGTTGAGTTTTGATATTGTATCTCCATCTATTCCATGCTCTCTTGTCCGACACTCTGCTCTGTTACATAAGCTACAGATGGGTTCTTGCGAACAAGTATATGTATAATCTTTTTTCTGGCTCCTAGATACTGTCTTCGTTAATTCTTCAAGAGATAAGGGCCTTGCTAATTGAGTATTTGCTTCGACTAAATGGGACTCAAAATCTTCGCCATATTTACTTTTTAAGTATATAGAGAAGTTGAATAAGTAATTGTTTCGATATTCCGTCTCTCCTTTTATATAAATCGCTTGCAAGCAGGGGGGTCCATCTTTCAAGGGTAATTGGTCAAAGAAGGTATTTACGTCATCTATACTTTGTTTATGCCGCTTTACGTACTCGATGGCCGCTTCAATTTCGAGTACCCTCCCAGTTTGGTCCTCAAGGCCCGATTTCATATTACCATCAAATGCTTCTCCTAACCCGAAATATGGTAAGTTTATCCAATTACCTGAATCTCCTGCACGTAGTTTCTTTTGTTTGGGAAAGATTTCTGTATTAGATGGTAAATTGAAGAAAGTTATAAACTTCTTCATTAAGGCTATTGCTGCATCGGCTCTAACCTCGTTTGAAAAGAATAAGTATAAATGCAACCCACCAGACTTACTCCTAAAAGGAATAAGCGGCATGTGGTTATCGTATATTTTATCTATATAATGATTAGAAGTCTCGCTATATTCATCGATATCTATTACGCAAAATGATACGTTATTACTATGGTTTATAGGAACAATACCAAGACCTTGTTCTCCTGCTAAATGGGCTTGATAATCTTCCTCTGTTGTAGGTTCAGCTACTGTCCAGCTCTTGCCTTTTCTTTTCCCATTCTCTTCTAATTCACCAGTATATTGGTGACAACCATGGGCATGTTCATTACCCTTGAATACCAGACTAAAGTCATTAAGCAATTGTGGTGATAATCGTTGCATCAACCTTTCCTGTGATGTTTAGTAATACGGGTCCTCCCCTATTATAGGGAAGGACCCTGGCTTCTGCAACAGCCTCTAGTAATCTACATCTTCGGGAGTTACATTCCGTTCCCGTTCGACCTCCTCACTTTTAGAGAAGTCTGCTTCCATGTTTCTTGCCATCTCGATGAGTGGCTTAATCAAATTGTTGTACTCTTCTCCTGTAATGTACCGGATACGTTCAGCATTGGCCTTACTCTCTCCGATCACATACCAGGTGTTCTTCCCATCACTTCTCTTACTGGTTGTAAGCTTCCACACTGAGGAAAAGAATGGGGCCTGCTTACCACCTGGGGTCCGCACCATATTGATGAGGGTATTCAGATTTTTTGCCGGCTTGATGTTTGTCGAAGTAAAGGAGAGAATTACAATCCCATGCTCCGGATATTCAGGAAGAAAACAATAGAAAGTATAAGTGTCGTTGATGATGTTTCGTGGATCTTTTCCTTCAACTAGACCTACAGCTTCACCTTTCTTCCAAGTTGAATAATCCGACTTGTCAACAAAAATTGACTCTGGATCATGTCGTCCTGCAAAACCACCTCGGTCTGGTTTCCATTCTGTCCAATCATGCCGATAGTATAATGGAATGATTTCCAAGGTCTTGCCATAGATGAAACTGATTGCCCGATTAAAGAAGAGACCTGACTTAGCTCCCTCCACATGGGCATCATTGTCTTCCAAACATTGTGGGCTGAGAGGCTGAAGGATAGCAACAAATGCTTGTGAAAAATCCTCTGGTGTCATTCCATCATAGCCTTGGCCGGCAAGTTCTTCCATAAAATCTGCGGATACAACTTCGCCTTTATTCTTTACTGTGACTTCTTTCTTCTTTGCATCTGACAATGGTTATTCCTTTATTTTTGTTTGTTTTGTAACAAACAGGTTGAGCTCGTTTGGAGCTTCGTTTGGTTGAATCGTTGCAATGCTGCCCTTTGACAGTCCGAGCAATGATCTCATTAGTGACTTTGCGCTATTGGTATTGACACTTAATGCTCTTGTATATTGTACCTCCCCTTTTTCAAGTAAGTCCAATACTGCAATTGTTGGATCCTCCATAGAAAGTGTATCCTTTATTAAGCCACCTCCTCCATGATCCCTAAAGAACTTGAATACGATTGCTCGTTTCTTCGCATCCGTCTTAGGGATATTTATTTCAATATCCTCCTTAATTGTTAGCTTCTCTCCGGTCTCAAGTGTTAGGCCGGAGATACCGAATTGCTGTAGGAAGTTTGGAATGTCCTCCCCTGACATTGATCTCTCTTCAGCTTTGGTCGCTTTGAGCTCCGCCTCAAGACTGGCAATGTTTTTACGCTTTTCGCGCAAGCGGCTTAGCTTGTCTTGCAGAGTAGCCAAAGCAGTTTTGTCGAGTGCTTGTGGTTGCTCCAGGAAGTCTAAGTCTTCACTTTTCATATGCCCTCCTTAAAATATATTTACTCCAGCATACGCCGAAGTATTCTAAACATTTTTTCTAGGTACTGCTTCTTTGAGGAGTTTCTGTGAACCATTATATATTTCAAGTTCTAGGGCTTTAATTGTTTCAGCTTGCTTATCGTTAATTTCTGATAATTTCACAAAAGCCTTTGCAAGAATATCTCGGTTGGTTATTCCCGTTATAATTTTTTTTAGCTTTTTTATATCTTGGTCATAAATATCGGCATAGACTAATTGCGGAACAGCTTCTTCCTCATCCACTGGAATAAGTCGAAATCCCCCATGACCATTTGCTTGTATTGTTAATCGCTCTGTTAATTTAAAATTATTTATTTGTAGAGGGGAATCTTTTATAAACTCATCAATACTTAGATCACGACGAATAAATCGCAATGCCCAATATCCATCTTCACGATGTACCCATTCTCCAAAGTTGATCCCGGCCCCATTTTCATTTTCTACTTCAACAAACCGACCAGCAATGGCATTTGGCGGACCATCAAATACTATGTCAATATACCGTTTCATCCTTTTAATCTCCTACGCAAATTGCGTCGTTGGTTTTTTGTTAAGCCAAAAGTGCTACGTATTTTGGTTAGTTGCTTTCCTAGTTTTGATCTATGGTCATGTATATTTACTTGTTGCTTTTTCTTTTGCTCTTTAGTCAAATCTTCTGAATCAATTGGTACAAAGTTACCACCAAGCCGCTTTTTTAATTCATCCTCGTCACCCTCAAAGATCTTTCCCGTTTCAACTTGCATTTGTTTTCTCCTTTGTTATTGTATAAACTCGACTATTGACTTGTCTCTAAAGAAGTCTAAAAGATCCTCTTTGAACTTAATTGCAGCATAAATTTTTTCATCCACTGTTCCTTTCATAATGTAGTCTTGGTATAATACGGGCATCTTTTGGCCTATCCGATGAATCCTATCTTCCCATTGCTTTCTATCCTCTAAAGAATATGTACCGGAAATAGCCATTGCATTGTGACAAGTTTCTTGGAAGTTGAATCCCAAAGCCATACGGACATTCATAATAAGAATATCTATTTCACCAGATTGAAAACCTTCTTTTGCAATTTTTCTGTCTTTATCACTTATTGCCCCATAATACATTGCAATGTTTTTGTCAGGATAGGCTTTTGCCAACTGGTCATGAAGCAATTTTATTTCAGCAATAAACTTAGCGGCTATGAAGATCTTAGCATTGCCTAGTTCGTCTATTTGTCCTTTGATTGCTTCAATCTTTGGGTTCTTTGTTCCTATTGGTATGATATCTGTATTAGTTTTCCAGACCTCTTCTTTTGTGTCAAATTCTGCTGTTTCATATGGAAAGAAACCAGATGTTATTTGTTGTAGCCGAACAAGAAGTGCGAGCTTGCTAGTTACAGTTAACTCCTTATCGCTATATTCGGCAATCATTTTATTTTTTAGATCATTGTAAACTCGCTTTTGTGGCATTGACATTTCCACTATTATTTTTTCGTAGATCTTTTCTGGCAAGTCCATACATTCTTCTTTACGAATAGTAAAGGTGTAAGGCTCAATTTTTGTCTTCAGCTCCTCAAGATGTTTGTACGGAAACCGGATATTTGGATGTGCAATAATGTACCCTACATTGCTTTCACCTATCCCTAGAATATTCGACACTTGCTCAATATCAAATCCTTGTTGATAATACTTCAAGATAGATTGTATTTCTGTTGGTGAGATCTTCCTAGGATATCGTTGTCCAGTTTGCTTGTTTCTATCTATCACTTCAATTCCATATTTCGCCTTAAAGGCATAGAAGTTCATGCCAAAGAAGTCATATTTTAGAAAGCTAAATGGAGCCCAAAGGTCATAAGGAGAATCTGTAACTTGCATTCCCGTTAGGACATAACGATATTTTGCATAAGGTACAACCTGCTTAATGGCGCGTCCTTCTTTTCTTAATGCTGCAAGGTTATAGACTATATTGTGAGTTCTATTAGCGGTATGATTTTTTATACGTGTTGATTCATCGATCACTATTGCTGTATTATGAAGTTTGACAAACTCTCGTAAAAATGGAATATGTCTATCTGTACTGAATGTATCAACATTGACAAAAAACCATTTCAACTTTGTGGGGGCTTTCAATTCTACGAACTTTTTCATATGATATCTATAAGCTTTTCCACCGGAAGAGTTCCATAAAAAACTTACAACATCAATTGGACTATGAATAGGGACTTGTTCATCTTTCCATTGTTGGTGAACACCTTTTGGAGCGATTAACAAAACAGCATTTATATGCCCTTCAGCAAAATGGTTTGATACGATGTCAATAAGCATTCGAGATTTTCCGGTGCCTTGCTCGCCAAAGATTCCAGCGTATTCATGGTTATAGAGCTTAAAAAAGCAGTCAGTTTGGTGTTGCATTGGAGGCAATGTTTTAGAAGTTAAATAATGTATATTGTTCATTGAGGCTTACCATCCCAAGCAATGCCTAAAACAAATACAATACAACAAACTATTATAACGGTTGCTTCAAAAGGTTGGGCCAAGATTCTTTCTATTATTGGCGATAATATGGTCATGATGTCATCCTATTGTAGATCTCTCTGAGTTTTGATGATTGGTGAAAACTAAGATTTTTATCTCGACTTAAGCTAAAGCTTATCGAATCTATAAACTCGATTTCCCAGTCGTTTAAGCCTTTTGGGCTTTCCATAAGATAATCCATCTTAAACCACCAATCTTTCTGACGTTCTTCAAGAGTCATTTGTTGCTCTTTTTATAAATGTGTTTTCTCCAGTAAGTAATAAAGGTTATACGATCAATTATTCCATCACGATAGTATTGGCATAACAGTTTCCCGAGCTTTCCCATTTATTACTCCTTTATATTTATTTCGTCCCAAAGTTGAATCCAGGTGTTCGATATATTTTAGCTTCATGCCATTTTTCTACAACTTTATCGCTGATCCGTTTTGTTGGAAAAGGAAGGCCATGAATAGAGATATTTTGAAATGCTTCATGTGCGGTTACTTTTTCTTCTAGGCTATTCATTTCGACACCTCTGATAGAAGTGATTCAAAGCTAACATAACTTCTGGCTCGAGCCAGATCATTACTGGATTACAATGATCATCAAGAGTAAGACCAATCATACCATTCTCATACTTTGCATAGACAGCGTCTCCAAGATATGCCACAGGGACAGCATTTGGACTATCCAGGTTAGACCGACCCATTATTGTTGCAAACTGTATTCTCAGCTCTTCTGCCTGATCTCCTTCGTTCTCAATCATACTATCCTCCAGTCGTTTTGGATTTTCAAGCATCGTCAACTTTTATTAACTCTGGGTTTTCATAGATATTGCCAATAACTTCAAACATTCTTTCGGCGTTACTTTTGCACCATACGTAACCACTTGTGGCTGTGTCTCCATTAACATACGCATGAGCAAACCCCGCAATCTCTTCATCCCAAACTATAATACGAATCCCTGGCATGGGATCGTTACTAGAAATCATGCTATTTACAAATCGTATAATGTCTCCATCATACATTTCTTTGTTATGCTTATCGCTAAAACCAGTAAAGAGCAATGGAATAAATGCATCATAAAAGAATACTGATTTCTGTGTATCAGAACCGCTCACATTGACAAAGCCTCTTCCATCTGCAGATATCGTCAATTGATCACGACCCATTTCTTCTGCACTATACATTTTCTTTTGAGAGACATGCCACCCTCTTGCTTTTATTTGTTTCATTAATCCCATCCTATAGCTTTTGACGCCGCAACATGTCGTTCTTGGCCTTCGTCTTCTGCTCGAAGTTTTTGCATTCTGACATTAAAGTAATCGAAGACAGGACCATGCCGAAAGAAAGGATCACCTATAGGGGCAAAGCGCCATTTCGCTAGCATTGCTTGGTAGCTCATATCATCAATTTTCTTTTTCATTTCATCGGTTAATTGAAATAATTCTTGCATCTTTTGTCTCCTCTTCACGTCTTCTATCAATCTCTATTTCAACCCATTCATCATAAGCTTCCTTTTCTGCATCGTATTGATCTAGAGCTTCATGATATTCATCTCGATTATCAAATTTACTCAGATTTGGCATTTTTGGATTGTGCATAATTTCTCCTCTTTGCTTCTCGTCTATCGGATGCTGTAGTCTTCATTGTTGGATGGGCCTTTTCCCCTGGTCGTCGATGCATTTTGATTAAGACCAATGGTGCGCCACATTTGATACAAGTGGCCCTTCTACCAACCTTTTTATCATACTGAATAGTATCGGGATCAGGTTCATGGTCACATTTGTTTTGATCAATCGGTTTTATTGTCACTTGTGTCCTCCGATGATAAAACTTCAATAAGATGAATCAAGTAACTTTGAGCTTGACCGACTTTCATCGGCAGATGATCGTCACAATGATCCTCGTTTTTTAGATCTTGCTGAATTCTGTTTAAGGCTTCTTGTTGTCGTTTAGTCATCAATCGCCTCCATTGTTTTATGGTTCTCGATAAAACTTTCAGCTTTAATTTTTGCATCTAAACTTGCAATAGCAGCTGTATTTGTATCAAGAGCTACACGACCCATTAGCAGGGGAAAATGATTTTCGATCGTTATTTCTAGGGCTCTACACAGGGAGCTCGATAACTCTTCTTCTTTTCCAATTTCTGGAATAGGAAGATCATTGTAAGTTACTCTAACAATTTCTATATGAATAACCATTGGTATCTTTTGAAGACGTTCGAAAAATTGTACAGCATCATCTGCAAGAGCTTTTGCTTTTTCATAATTTTCTTCTAAATCATTTGTCATTTTATCCCCCTATTGTTGTACTGGTCGAGGCTAATGATACGATACCATTAAGAGCACGCTTCATATCACTATTTCTTTTTTCCAATGCTTCATTTTCTTTTGTCAGATACGAAATCTCAGATTTTTGTTCTTTGATGATTTCTATAGCCCGTACGGCCTTTTCAAATGTTCGACGAAGACTAGCACGACCTACAAGCCAAGTAATAGATGCAATAATACATAAAGAACCAATCCAACCATAGAAAACGCTTTGAATGTTCATTAAGTGCATAAAGCACCTTCGATGATTCTTTGATATACTTCCATACAGTCGCCATAAGGCCCTTGATAAATCACTATACTGAATTTGTTTATATCAACCTTTAATGCGTAGATCTTTTGACCATAGGCGTTTTCATATTTTAAGTCTATGATAATTGTATTCGAACCCAATGGATAAAGTTTATTATCGTTGTCGCTTTCCATTTTAGATTACTTCGTTCCATAAAGGTGACTGCCATATGATTTTATCAAAAGAAACGCCAATTGTCTTGTTGCTCTTTTTGAATGTAACAGAGGCATAGGACTTTCGTATTTCAATGTCGGATAAAGCCCTATTGTTTACGTAAAGGTTTTGGGGACCATTCATTATATCAATTTCATTTTTTGGCATTACGTTGTCTCCTTTTTATTATTAAGGCTTACATTTCCACCATAAACTATCAAAGGTCGATTAGGTAGAATATATGTCCTAATCATAACTTCATATTGTTCGTCGACATTTTTTGATAGGTTTTTTATATCTTCTGGATTAAGATATATTCTTGGTTTTCTATTCATTAGGCTGTTTCCCTTTTAAGCACGGATAGATATGATTCCATTTCTCTTCGGCAAGGCACATTTTTCATATCTTCATTCATTACATTCCATTTATTATTGTCTTCATCCCAACAGAAAGCATCTTCTGGAGCATTGTCTTGACGAGCTTTTCGTATTTGAGCATCGACATAATAGCCAAAACTTTGCATTACAAGTCCCCAAGCAACAATACAAAGGTATGGTTTTTCTTTCTTTTCGTCTAGGGAGGTTATGTCAAAACATCTTTGACGACTATTCCATCTTGTTATTGCTTCATCCTTTGACTTTGCATGTGGTCCATAAGCCCCACAAGAACAAGCTACATTACAAATATCATGAGCTTCTTCATCCCAAGGGAATTGTGCAGATTTTGTAAATACGGCCATTTCTTCTTCATCTTGGGTTCCACAAAATGGGCAATGTTTGAGGTCGTTTGTAGTCATTTTTAATCCTCTATAAGTGGTGAGGCACTTAGCCTCAAATACTCTGAATAGGGAATGACAAAGAGAGTCCGAAAGATCTTTTTTGATTTGATTCGCTTCTTTGGGTCTTCTTGGTTGATATGGTAATATACGTTCTGTACTGTCCAACCCATGAGAAAAGCGAATTCACTGATGGAAATACATGGTGTGTCATCGACTTTTGTTGGGTCGATTCTTACTGTGATTCCTTCATTTGGGATTGGAATCGCAGGTTGTATCATTACGGTCTTAGTAACTTTGTCATTTTCAAGATCCCTAATATCATTTGATGGGTCCTGCACTTTCTTAGAAGTAGTGGTCGCAGGCTTGGCCACTTTCTTTTCTCTTGTTGGCATGCCCAACCTCCTTATAACCTTGTATATAATATACCATAAAATTGAGATCCTGTAAACCCCTAAAATGAAACTTCTATGTAGTATGGATACTATATAGGGGGAATTATATATATCGATCGTTATACGTGGCCACTAGGGACGTCCTATAGGGGGTGTGTCAAAATGAAGCAGTGTCCGCACAGAATATATTACAAAATTGTCTAAATCCTTGTAATATATAGGATTATCAGTGGGTCATTTTGGGGGGTGGACACTAGGGACACTAGGGACACTAGGCAAATCCTCGAAGTACCCGAAAAGGGCCCAAAAAGGCCTTTGTATGCACCCCGTCACTAGTGGAATATTGTCCACTGATTAGTATTTCACCCATTGTTATCTGTCTTAAGTGCTTTCATTGTAAGGATTTAGGTCATTTGGCCTTGTGACCGTTACTTTAAGGGTTTAAGAAAATGAGTGGCCAACCTTGTACTGCTCTAAAAACTCATATTGCGGATAAAGGCTTTGGGTTCAACTTTCGTTAGTTAAACTTTGGACTTCAACTTTAAGCTTTAGCGAATTGGACTTCAACTTTAAGCTTTTGACTTTAACGATTGAACTTTTAGCTTTTACTTCGCTTCCGTAGGCTTTGGCTTTAAGCTTTAGCGAAGCGAACTCAAATCAAACGACCTCGTTTCGCTAAAGCTAGAATTATTGGAGCGAAAAAAGAGGCGAGCCGAAGCTCGCCTCCAATTGATCTTGCGATCATTCACTACTCTTCGGATTCGTCCTCTTCAGACTCATCTTCGAGTGTCTCGTCGACTGGTACATAGCCAGTCCAATTCTTTGGTGGATTCGGTCCCTTACCAGTGAGCTTGTATTCACCAGTCTCAGGATCAAAGCTAATCCACTTTCGATCTTCTGGTGCGAACTTTTTGATGATGTTCTTGCAGGCAGTTGCCATTTCAGTTCGCCCAAGCTTGTGATCGATGAAGATTTGGTCTTCACTGATCAACTTGGTCTCATCAAAAATTCCGGAGACGATGGACATAACCGAAGTTCGTGAAGTTCCACTTCCACTTCTTCCCCCGGACTTTGGAGCAGCAAGCTGAGCAAGATCTCTCATTTCTGCGATCTCTTCCTGTGTAAACTCACTCTTTGCAAGTAAGGAACTGACGATTGCTTTCGTCGCTGCATTCCTTTCATCGCGCCGTCGCTTGATCTCTGCGACTTGCTCCTCAGTATAAACAGTTCTTTCTTTCGCCATGATAGGCTCCTTTGGCTTTCGCCAATTTTCTTAAGTCAACCATACGATCGACTTTAACTTTCACCCTTCCCTAAGTTTATTATATCCGATCTCAATAATAAACTATTTTTCAAAGATCCCTTTGATCTGATATCAATATACCAGATTCCAAACTCTTTGAACACCCCTTTTGAGAAAGAATCTCAAAAAGTTTGGAATCTGCCAAGTGTATCCTTTTGAATACACTTGGCAATTGGTATCAGCTTACGAGCTTTAAGCAAATACGCTCACCTTTATAGGTGTAATAGTATTCACCAGTGCTTTGAAGGAATCGACTCGCTAAAATACCAAGCATATTTGGAAGTCTTGCGGCTTCTTCAATTGTCATATACTTCGTTATCATTTTTGATTCCATCTTTTTCTCTTTACTTCCTTGCAAGAACATCGTCATTTTTGACGATTCCAAATTTGTCGCGAGCACTTTGGCGAAAAATTGAACCAGTTACATGTGAATCCCATTGGTTCAATTCGTAGATCGCTCCAACATGAATAGATTCATTTTCCTGAATATAGGCAAGAACCGTTTGTGTTTTGTTCGCCAAAGCCAGAACCTTTTCTCCTCCTAATCTTGTCACTCTCAAATCATTCTTTTCAAGATATTCTTTTGAGAGCATTTCCCTTGGCTTTTTGCCGAACTTCTTTTCAAAGTCGGTGAATGATAGAATACCATTCTTTTCGATTGCATCCCACAATCTTTCGTCGGTTGTCTTTTTTCCAGCCATTTTAGTCTCCTTACGAATCGCTTATTTGAATGAATTATTCATTCATCCATAAATACAATATAGTCTATTTCTATAGGAATGAACACCCTTAAAGGAAAAAGATTTGAAAGAATTGAAGAAAGTTCCAGTGAATAGGGTAACGTTTGTGGGCCTATTTTTAAGGCTTAAATTGTATTGATCTATTAGTACATTAGGATGATTCTAGACTAGATGATGATTAAAACAGTCGTAAGTTGGATAGTTGGATGATGATTAGAACAGTCAAGATTATAATATCGATTGAAATAGTTATGAATTAGATTGATTAATATCGATTAGAACAATCAAGATTATAATTATAAAGATGATCTTATTCGTTATAAATCTATTGATGACTAAGCCGATCGAAATCGTTTTGTAGATTAGCCCATTGATATCCTAATCAAGGGGGCCTGCGCCTCATTAACAGGTGTATGATGTTGTATATGGATTAGCCTCGTCCACAGGTTTTTCCGCTTTCAAAACGTCCCTTAAACTCTTAATTTCTTAATTCTAAGTTCCCTAACAAATTACGATTCCCCTATATACAAGATTCCAGGTTAACGATATTATATATAGTGAGATGGGTATAATTGAAGGAAAGACAGAAGACTACCGCAAAGAGCAAATAATCCGGTGTGTTAAACTCGGGATGGATTTACAAAGCGCCATGTACACTGTCGCATGTAATGATCAAGAGATGGAGACTCTTGAGAAAGACGAAGAGTTTATGCGCCGAGTGGATATTACAAAATCAATCCTTGAGATGAATCTTATCGAACGTCATGATAGTGCGATGGACATCCAGTTAGCTCAAGGAAAAACCGGGGCCGTGCAATGGAAGCTCGAGCGCATAAATCCTTCAAAATGGGGTAAGGTTCCTGGAGAACTTAACAGTAACGCTCCAGCAGTTCTTATCGTAGAAATACCGGGATTAAATAACCCACTTAATCAAGAAGATCATATAGGCAACGCCTTACCTAAAGAAGACTCTGAAACCCTTGAGGATGAAGATGCCAACAATTAGAACAGAGCTAGTTGATTGTATCTGCCCCAGTTTCTATAGCCTCCATTCTGATATTAAAAATGATAGATTTACAGAATACTGGCTCCGTGGGGGAAGAGGCTCGACTAAGTCTTCATTTGCCTCTATTGAATTGTTACTTGGAATTATTAATGACCCTGAAGCTAATGCTGTCGTATTCAGACGATTTGAAAATGAGATAAGGGATTCTGTATTTGGACAGATGGAATGGGCAATCAACAAAATGAACCTAGACCATTTATTCAAATCTTATGTCGCTCCATTTCGTATCGTATACCTACCAACAAAGCAAAAGATCATATTCAAGGGCGCGGATCAGCCTAAAAAGATTAAATCGATAAAACTTGCAAAGGGCTATCTCAAGTTTGCATGGTTCGAGGAAGTAGACCAATTTGGTGGGATGGAAGAAATACGTAACCTTTTACAGTCTATCTTTAGGGGTACCAACGAAAAACAGATAGCCATCTTTTCTTACAATCCACCGAAATCGGCGCGCTCTTGGACAAACGAAGAGACTCGTACAAAGAAGTTAAGTAGAACGGTCCACTATTCAGATTATCGTTCTGTACCAAAAGATTGGTTAGGTAAGACATTTATCGCTGAAGCAGAACACTTAAAGGAAGTAAATGAGAATGCTTATAACCATGAATATCTTGGTGAAGAGGTGGGAACGGGGTTAGAGGTATTTGATAATGTTACTGTACGGCCCATTAGCGATAAAGAGATCGCCTATTTTGATAATTATCGTCAGGGTCTGGATTTTGGTTATGCTGTAGATCCAATGGCATTCTTGCAAGTTCATTTTGAGGTTAAGCGTAAGAAACTTTATATCTTCTTTGAGATATCAGGTATAAAGATTTCAAATAGAAAGTTTGCGCACATGCTGAACTATGATCAACGTACAGAAGTGATTATGGCCGATAGTTCTGAACCAAAGAGTATTGATGAACTTCGATTTGACCATGGCTTAGATATTCTAGGTGTCGAAAGAGCTCCTGGTAGTATAGCTGCGGGTATTAAATATATGCAAGACCTAGAAGAAATTATTATTGACGGTAATCGTTGTCCTTTGGCCGCTCATGAGTTTGTAAATTATGCCTTAGATGTAACTCGGCAAGGTGATGTTATAAGTAAATATCCAGACAAAGACAACCATAGTCTTGATGCAGCAAGATACGCCTTATCTGATTTAATAATAGCTGCACGGAGAGCGGCGAAAAAACGTAAAACCGAGACGCCGGTTCCTGTGGCGGCCAAATGGTAGGAATTAAATGAGCGACAAGAAGAAACGACCAAAAGGAAAGAATCTCGGAAAGAATCTCGCAAATATTCATGCCGACGCAATAGCACTATTTGATGATATCCAGACAGCTATGCGAGGCGAACGATTACAGTGTCTTGAGGATCGTAGATTTTATTCTATCGCGGGAGCTCAATGGGAAGGTGCTTTATCTGAGCAATTCGAGTCAAAACCCAAGTTCGAAGTTAACAAGATTCATCTGGCTGTAATACGAGTAATCAATGAATATCGTAATAATCGCATCACAGTAGATTTTATTCCTAAAGATGGGAGCCCTAAAGATGAACTTGCAGAACTCTGTGATGGGTTATTCCGAGCAGATGAACAAGATTCATGTGCGGAAGAAGCCTATGATAACGCATTTGAAGAGGCCGTAGGCGGTGGATTTGGGGCCATTCGACTACGAGCTGAGCTAGAAGACGAAGATGACTATGATAATGATGAACAACGAATTCGTATCGAACCCATTTTTGATGCGGATTCTTCAGTCTTCTTCGACCTTGATGCAAAGCGGCAGGACAAGTCCGATGCCAAACATTGCTTTGTAATCGATTCTATGACTGTTGATGCATTTGAAGAAGAATGGGGCGAAGAGGCGGTTTCAAGTATTCCGAAGCAAATATCCAGTGTTGGATATGACTGGTACACACCAGACCTTGTTTACATAGCAGAATACTACCACATAGAGAAGCAGAAAGTAAAAGTTCTTACTTACCAGACCCTTGATGGGAGGGAAGAGCGTTATGATGAAGAGGATTTTGAGAATGACCCGAATCTAAAATCTTACTTAAAGAGTATTGGGGCAAATGCCGCAGGTAGTAAGAAAGTACAGCGACAACGAGTACACAAGTATATTATCTGTGGTAATTCGATTCTTGAAGATTGTGGTTATCTTGCAGGTAAGTATATTCCAATTATTCCTGTATATGGTAAACGTTGGTTTGTTGATAATATAGAACGTTGTATGGGACATGTTCGTCTTGCGAAGGATGCTCAGCGACTGAAGAATATGCAACTATCTAAGCTGGCAGAAATCTCTGCTATGTCCCCTATTAAAAAACCCATATTCACACCAGAACAAATGGCTGGGCATGCAACAATGTGGGCTGAAGATAATATAAAGAATTACCCATATATGCTTGTTAATCCACTCACTGATGCTAATGGGGCCCCAATGCCTTCTGGCCCAGTTAGTTATGTAGAGCCCCCAGATATTCCACAGGCGTTGGCTGCAATGCTCGCACAAACCGATTCTGATATTACTGAGCTTCTTGGCAACCAACAAGAAGCAGAACAACTCATGTCTAATGTATCTGGTAAGGCTGTTGAGTTGATTCAGAATCGCAAAGATATGCAAAGTTTTATTTATACAAGCAATTTCGCAAAGGCGATAAGACGAGTTGGTGAAATTTGGATTCAAATGGCTAAGGAATTATATGTAGAAGAAGATCGCAGTATGAAGGTCATTGATAGAACTGATGAAACAGCTAACGCTAAACTCATGCAACCAATGGCCGATATAAAGAATGGTGGAACTTACATGGCCAATGATTTATCTCGTGCGGCCCTTGATGTAACAGTGGATGTTGGGCCTTCTTCAGCTAGTAGACGTGAAGCAACAGTACAGACACTTCTTGGTATGATGCAAATGTCTGGGGGTGATCAGCAGACAATGCAGGTACTGATGGGCATGGCAATAATGAATATGGAAGGAGAAGGTATTGCCGATGTAAGAGAATACTTTAGAAAGCAGCTTGTTCAATTGGGCGTCCTCGAACCAACAGATGAAGAGGCAGAACAAATGGCTGCGGCGGAGCAACCGAATGCTCAGGAGGATGCGTTAACTGCAATGGCAGAAGAAGCTAGAGCGAAAGCCGCTAAGGCAAATGTTGAAGTAGTTGAGACATTAGCGGATACTGAAAAGACACGGGCAGAGACCGATTTAACTAAGGCAAAAACAGCAGAGACCATTGCTGGTATTCCTGCTGTTCGAAATACGCCTCCTCCACGGGCGCAATAAAGTGGAAGAAGGAGTTTGGTATGGGTAGTCAGATAATTGAAGAAGTCGATGACATTGAGACAGAAATCGAGGAAGAGCGAGAAGCTGAACTCGAAACCGATGTTAAGACGGAAGTCGAAGAACCCGACAAAGGTTCAGAAGAAGAGGTTTCTGATGATGAATCAGAAGATTCGAACGATGATCAGAAAGAAGGGGGTGAAGAAGACGAGAATGATGAAGAGTCGGATCACATTGTGGTCAGCATCGAAGATGGAACGGAAAAGCTCGATGATGAAGAACACAAGGCCGCTCCAAAATGGGTAAAGGACCTTAGAAAGCAACGTAGAATCGATGCCAAGCGTATTAAAGAGCTTGAGAAGAAACTTGTCGATAAGGATTCTACAAAGTTAGAGAAACTAGGTCTAGAACCAACCCTCGAATCTTCTGATTATGATGCAAGGACTTACGAAAAACGTCTAAAAGAATGGTTCGAAAAGAAACAAAAAATTGAGCTTAATCAAGCTGAAGAAAACAAAATCCGGGTGCAACTGCAAGAAGAGCACAATGCAAAGTACAACAAATACAACACTGATAAAATCGCACTTAAAGTGCCTGATTTTAACGAGGCAGAGGAGGTTGTAATTGATATACTCAGCGAAACGCAGCAGGGGGCTATTTTGCAAGGATCAGAAGATCCCGCCCTTCTTGTATATGCACTTGGAAAAAATGAAACTCAAGCTCGTAAACTCGCTGAGATTAAAGACCCGGTAAAGTTTATTTTCGCAGCGGCGAAACTGGAGGCTCAATTGAAAGTATCGAACCGTAAGAAAAAGCCTGGGCCCGAGAAAAAGGTCACTGGTAGTGGCCGAAGTAATAGTGCCGTTGATTCTGCACTAGAAAGGCTTAGAGGGGAAGCTGAAAAGACCGGGGATTATACCAAGGTCATCGCCTACAAAAAGAAACATAGGAGTGCTGACTAATGGCTAATGAATTCAATAAAGAAGAACGTGTAGCGTTCGAACAAATCCTGGAAGGTTTCCAGGACGCTGAGGTCATGTCTCGAAATGTGGCAAAGTACAGTACTGATCAGCAGCAAATGGAAAGGTCCGGGGACACTATTTGGCGTCCGCAGCCCTATATTATGAATAGCTTTTCTGGTCAGGACCAGTCAAGCAATTTCAATGACAAGACTCAACTCTCCATACCGGCATCAATCAACATTGAGCGATCGGTTCCATGGATCATGACAGCTACTGAATTGCGTGATGCTCTTCGGGAGAAGAGCCTTGGCGATAGTGCAAAGCAGAAGCTGGCATCAGACATCAACGTCTCAATCCTCAATTTGGCTGCAATGCAGGGTACGTTAGTCGTCAAACAGACAACTGCTGCAGCGGGTTTTGCAGATGTCGCACTTTGTGAAGCGATTATGAATGAACAGGGTGTTCCCCCATGGGATCGTATCCTTGCTCTTTCAACTCGTGACTATAACGGTATGGCGAGTGATCTGGCAAAAAGGGAAACGATGAATGAGAAGCCTACCGCCGCTTATGAGCGGGCATACGTTGGGCAGATTGCATCGTTCGACACTTGGAAGCTCGACTATGCCAAGGCTATTCGGGCCGAAACGGTTGGTGCTCTTACCATGAGTACTCTAGATGCGGTAACGGCGAATTTTTACGTGCCGACTGCCCTGCAGGGAACTCCGACGACATCTGAACGAGTCAACCGGGATAATAGATATCACGACATTGTGGTATCAGCCACAACTGCTATCGCGGTTGGTGATTGCTTTACCATTGCTGGTATGAACGCAGTGCATCATATCACCAAGGAAGACACCGGGCAACTGAAGACGTTCCGCGTCATGGAAGTTACCGATGGTACTCATCTTAAGATTAGCCCAGCGATTGTTTCGGCAGTTGGTGGTTCTGAAGCTGAGGTACAGTATCAGAATTGTGTCAATAACACAAAGTCTGGAACTGCTGCGCTGGTTTGGTTGAACACCGTTGCGGCAAAGATCAATCCATTCTGGCAGAAGGATGCTATGGAGATTCTTCCAGGTCGTTATGCGGTTCCTGAGAATGCAGGTGCCGCGATCATGCGGGGAACCACTGATAGCGGACTTGAATTGTGCCTGTCAAAGCAATTTGATATCGACACACTCAAGACGAAGTTCAGGATAGACGTCCGTTACGGTGTTGTCTGCAAGGCACCGGAAATGGCCGGTATCATCCTCTTTAGCCAGACTTAATAAGTCTGTACTGGGGCCCATACGGGCCCTAGTAATCTTTTTCAATAGGAGATTTAGAATGCTACAAAATATTGTTCCTTATGGCACAGCGATTTTTGATGCTGCTGCAAGTGACATAATCACAGTGTATTCTCAGGACGATGCAAAGGTGTATACCAAACCTACCGGTGACTCGGTTTACGGACTATTGTCTAAGACTGTCGGGGGCATAGAGTATGCTTCTAGTGGCTTAGCTGCGGCTGCATCTGTAAAGATCGAAGCGGGTGGGCGTGAGGTACTTTACAACTACGGTGTTGCTCCGGCAGTTCTGAACCGTAGAGGGATTCGTGGACAGGGTACTCCGGGCGTGTTGAACGCTACCGGTGCCCTCACTGCTGCAATGATCCTGTCTGGCATTGTGACCACAACAGTTGGTGCTGCTGTAACAGCCACCCTTCCAACTGGCACCGTTCTGGATGCTGCTGTGGAAATGGAGATCGGCGACTCATTCGACTGGGCTGTCATTTCTTCCACGGGTGCGAATGCTTTCACAGTTACTGCCGCCACTGGCCATACGGTTGTAGGTCTCATGGCTGTTGCCACTACCTGCTCCGCTCTCTTCCGAACACGAAAGACTGCTGCGGCCACATATGTGACGTACGCACTTGCTATCGCGGCTTCGTAAAGAAGAGTATCATTTGACCAGACTCGATAAGTCTGTACTGGGGTCAACATTGACCCCAGTAACCTTTTATCCGGGAGTGAATATGAGTGAAGAACTGAATGAAGAACTGAATGAAGAACTGAATGAAGAACTGAATGAAGAACTGAATGAAGAACTGAATGACGAGAATAAGAATAAGAAGAAGAAGAAGAAGAAAAATGAGCCGGATGAACTTACTAAAGGACCATTAAAAGAGATAGTGTTTCCGAGAACTCTGTATAAGCCAGGGGGCAGAATGGTCTGTAGACATAACGTTCATTATAGTGAGCTACTCGTCAATACCCAACGGGAATTGGGTGTTGCCGTGAAGAAAGGTTGGTTGGACAACTTTGGCGAGGCCTTGGACGCTGAAAGTGAATCCATGACTGCTGAAAAGGCCCGATAAGAATTATGGGTTATACGAAGGGCGATTTAGTAGAAGCAGCTCTCACAGAAATAGGTATTGCTGGGGATGAATTTGACGTTGTTCCAGAGCAAATGGAGAAAGATATGCGTAGACTTGATTCTATGATGGCCGAATGGGTCAATCAGGGAATCTTGCTATCATATCCAACGAATAGTTCTCCTAATACATCTGAAGAAGGTACAGACTCAAACATTCCAGACATTGCTATTGAAGCTGTAGTAACGAATTTGGCCCTTCGTTTAGCTCCGTCTTATGGTAAGCAAGTACAACCGGACACTCGGATTACTGCAAAGAACTCAATGACTTATCTTGTTGGAGTTATTGCTAAGCCTTTAGAAAGACGACTGCCCGGCATGCCCAAAGGAGCTGGATATAAAAATACAAGGTATCCGTTTACCGTTCATCCAGAAGATAGAACACTAGAACTAGTGGAAGAGTCGTTTGACCCATCAGGAGGATCAAGTGGGACGTAATTATTCAAGGAAAGAAAATCCAACTGTGTCTGACCTTGCTCTTATATGGGATTCGGCAAACTCAGACTGGAGATTGGCCACCCTTAATGACGTAAAGGATTTGTTTGAGGCCAATGCAGATGTAATACTTGTCGTTGAGAAAGTAAGCCAGTATTCTACACCTATTGCAGCAGGAACTGTCGTTGTTACTGACGGGGATGATGAAGATAGTGATGTTCACTTAATGTTAACTCCTGCAGGCACTTTAGCCACTCTTACTGTCACCTTGCCTCTTTCCACTGCCCTGCGGGATAAGCAAGAAGTATTAGTTTCAAGTTCACAAATCATTACTGCTCTGACTGTTGGGGCAAATGGGGCTAGTTCCATTGTTGGAACACCTACTGCCATGACAGCTGGTGGATTCTTTAAGCTCAAGTATGATTTGATAACTACAACCTGGTATCGAATAGGATAAGGCAGTAATGCAGATACCTATCATCAACGGTATATACACAGACGCAAAAGCAGATTATCGGTCCTCTTATCCTGTAAACATGAAACCCATTGTTAGCGATACAGGCGTAAGTGGCGGATATCTGCGACCCGTTGATGGTATTGTTAAAAAAGGAGAAGGGCCCGGAATAAGTCGTGGGGCAATTAATTGGGAAGGGAAGCATTATCGTGTAATGGGGAGTAAGCTTTGTTTAATAGATGAAACTTATAGTCTAACAGAACTTGGTGATGTAGATAACAACAATAGACCGGTTACTATGACCTACTCCTTTGATCAATTAGCTATTGTGTCTAATGGAAGATTATTCTATTATAATAGTAGTGGGGGACTCGTAGAAGTCACAGATTCTGATTTAGGAGTGGCTCTCGATGCTATTTGGATAGATAGTTATTTTATGATCATTGATGGTGAATATATAATAGTAACGGAACTCACCGATCCCATGGAGATAAATCCTCTCAAGTATGGGTCCTCTGAAATAGATCCTGATCCGATAGTTTGTATTCTTAAACTTCGAAATGAACCCTATGTTATAAATAGGTACACTATTGAAGTATTTCGTAATATAGGTGGTTCGGGGTTTCCATTTGAACGTATTAATGGTGCTCAGATACAACGAGGAGCCCTCGGTACGCATTGTGCAATAGTGTATGAACAGTCAATAGCATTTCTTGGTAGTGGTCCTGGGGAGTCTCCCGGGATATATATGGCACAAAATGGACGATCGACTAAAATAAGCACAAGAGAAATAGATGAACTTTTAGGGGCCTATACGGAGACTCAATTATCAGAATCCGTTATGGAGACGGTGAGTGAAAGAAATCATAGCCTATTATGGCTTAGGCTACCGGATAAGACTATTGTTTTTGATCACACTACTTCTATAGCTCTTGAAGAGGCAGTATGGTATATAATGAGTTCAAGTGGGGGCACTTCTCTCGCACAATATCGGGGCATAGATGTTATTTGGTGTTATGACGATTGGCAAGTGGGCGATGTTGAGTCAATCAGTTATGGCATATTAGATAAAACGATCAGTAGCCATTATGGAAATACTGTGGCATGGGAGTTTAGTACTAAAATTGTATATAATGACAGTATGGGGGCGGTATTCAATTCATTGGAATTGGTGGCTTTAACAGGTCATGTCACATTCGGGGAATCTCCAATTATAAGTACATCTTATTCCCTTGATGGACGATTATGGAGTCAGGCACATCCTAGAAACATAGGTACGATAGGAGATCGGTTAAAACGCATCGTGTGGCGAAGACAAGGGGCAATGAGAAGTAACAGAATACAACGGTTTCGTGGGGATAGTAATGCCTATATTTCGGTTTCTCGATTGGAAGCTGAAATAGAGCCTTTGTTGAGGTAACCATGAGTGAAAAATTAACCTTATCTAGAGAACAATGGAGTCGAATAGCACAAGGGGATCCTGAGGCAATAGAGGTTTTAGAACAGATAGCTATTTCTACTTCAGAAGATGAATCGGCTGTAGCCCTTAATACGACTCATAGAAGCTCAGATGGCAAAGATCATTCCGATGTGGTTCTTAATAACACACATAGAAGCTCAGATGGTAAGAACCACTCAGATGTGGTTCTTAATAACACACATAGAAGCTCAGATGGTAAAGACCATTCGGATGTAGTTCTTAATAACACACATCGAGCTTCAGACGGTAAAAATCATTCGGATGTGGTTCTTAATAACACACATCGTAGCAATAATAATCAAGCGCATTCAGATTATTTGAAAAACAATGCTGTTGATCAGGGGGTTGGACTGACACTGACTGGAGACAACACTAGTGCCGATACGGCTTATGTACCGATGGTTCTTTTCGGAACAGATTCTACTCCTCCCGCAGCGTCCGGATTTCCAAGAGGAACAATTTATGTTGAATATACGGCATAAAGAAGGTGTAGAGTGGGATTAGTAATAGGAACTAATTGCGGATTTGTATCCAGTAGACCAACGAGTGATCCGACTGCTACTTATCACTACACAATAGATGGTATGTCACGCACTACAAAGTTTACTTCTCCATCTGAGGCTATAAAAGTCACTGAAATGGGATGTTATATTGCAACAGAAAGTGGATTATCGAAAAATTGTCAAATAGCCGTTTATGATCATGATTCAGGGAATAACAGACCTGGAAATATCGTTGGGGCAAAAGGGTATTTTAACGTTAATGACCCCGGATGGCATTTTGTAACTGGCTTGGATATCTCGATAGTTGAGAATACGACTTATTGGTTGGCTTTTCAAATGGATGCTGCATTTGGGACGAGTTCTCTTGATACTGAATCCGGCGCATATAATGGAGGGTCTAAAAGTGCGCAAACAACTTTATTGGATCCATTTGGAACAATGACAGGAACTACTCTTCTCCATGCCATTTATGCCCTTTACGAGACTGGAGAAACAAATACGCAAATCAATATTGGTGATGTATGGAAAAAGATTGCTGGAATACAGATCAATATTGGTGATGCTTGGAAAGTCGTAGCTGGGGCGCAGATTAATATCGGTGATGCATGGAAGGAGCTATTCTAATGAAGTGGTGGAGAATACTTTTAGCCTTTACGTGGGAATTGCCTCAAACAATCCTTGCGTTATTTTTGATTTTGCTGACTCGTGGAGATCAAAGGGAGTCGATGAAATATGCAATTGTGTTTTGGCGTCAAGTCTATTGGGGAGTCAGTTTAGGTATGTTCATTTTATTAGGACGTTCCTATAGTGGTATGCTTGCGGATAGAACCAAAAAGCATGAGCATGGACATACAATCCAATCCATGATGCTCGGACCATTATACTTGATTGTAGTTGGGCTACCCTCAATTGTATTTAACATTCTGACTCGGTTTAGAATATTAAGTTGGGGAAGTTACTATACTCGTTATCCTGAGAATTGGGCTGATCAACTTGGGGGCGTGGATGAGAGGAGTTATGTATGATACCTGTAGCGTTATTGATTGCTGGTGGAACTTTGGTAGCGGATCTTATTGCAAAGGGGCTTGCAGCAAGAGCAAAGAGAAACGCTTCAGAAACACAGTCGGAAGCTGCTACTGAGGCTCTTAACTTACAACAGGAAGCATTTAGTGGAATACAAGAAACATTTGCACCTTATCTTGGGGCTGGGAGCAATGCTACCCAACAGATGCAAGCTCTTACTGGCGCCCTTGGGCCTGAAGCTCAGGCTGCGGCTATTCGTGAAATAGAAGAAGGTCCTCAATTTAATGCAATGATGGAGCAAGGAGAAAATGCCATACTCCAAAATGCTTCAGCAACTGGGGGTTTAAGAGGGGGTAATACACAAAGTGCATTAGCCCAGTTTAGGCCTCAAGTCTTATCGGCGCTTATTGATCAGAGATATGGCCAACTTGGGGGGCTAGCCCAGATGGGATTAGGAGCGGCACAAGGTGCAGGAGGCTTAGGGGCACAGGGAGCTGGCATGATGGGGAATATGATGCTTCAACGGGGGGCTTATGATGCAGGTGGAGACCTTGCAAAAGGTGGATTCTATGCAGGTATTCCCGGCTCTATAATGGAAGCAATTGGTGCATATCAGGGCCTTGGTGGTGGTGGCGGAAAGACTAAGGGAGTAATATAATGAATCCTGTTGCATATAATGTAGATTATATAAAGCCATTAGAGGGCCTACAACGTGGAGTTGCAGTGGGGGATGCTCTTATTCAAGCACGACTCGGCCAGGAAAAAGGCGTTTTAACAAATGAAGCATTAGGAATTGAGAATTTAACCTTAGAAGAAAAGAATCGACTCTTAAATGAACAACTAAGACTAGGAAATAAATCAGTAGAGATTGGAAATCTAACTCTAGAAGAAAAGAATAGACTTATAAATGAACAAACGAGAGTAGGAAACAAAGCGGAAAGAATTGAGAATGTAACTGCTAGAGAAACAAATGAATTAGAAAATGAAAGGCGTCGATTAGAAAATGAGGCTTTACGTAGAGCAGGTCTTGCAACTGAGGAAGAAGAAGAAATCGAAGCAGAAGAGGATGCAAGAATAACCGAGCTTTTTGATAAGATATACAATGGAACTGCCACACCTCAAGACTATCAGATTCTTTCTGCTCTTTTACCAGAAGAACAATCAAAAGCCGTTAGGGAATCTTTAGCGATTATGTCTACGCAACAACAGGAAAGAGAAGTTGCGGAAATGGCCCCTATATTTGCAGCTTTTCATTCTGGTTCTACAGATATTGGGGTTGATTTACTTAAACAACAGGCTGAGGCTTATAGAAATGCTGGGGCCACTAAGCAAGCTGATATTTTTGATAGTATGGTCACTGTCGCAGAGTCGGGCCCCGAGGGGGCTGCAACTGTTCAAGCCTATATCGGCTACCTAATGACAGAACTTCCTGGTGGTACCGATATAATGGAAGGAGCAAAGACTTATTGGGAAATTGAGAAGATTCGAGCTGAACTTGAGGCCCTTGTAAATCCAGAGACTGGTACACTTTCTACTGAGGATATCTTTAGAATGGAGACAACTCTTAGGACGGAGTATACTAGACAGTCGCAAGCGCTTAAACTTGCTCGACTAGACTATGATAAGGCCCTTGCATCAGCCGCAACAGGAACAGGAGCTGGAGATGTTGCCCTTGTCTTTGGATTTATGCGGATGCTTGATCCTGGTTCAGTTGTTAGAGAATCGGAGTTTGCACAAGCAAGAGACACTGCAGGGTTGTGGGAATCACTAAAGGTTCAATATGCGAAGTTGATGGTCGGTGAAAGTTTATCTCCAATACAAAGGGCAAGTTTCTTATCTCTCTCTGAAGAGTTTATGGCCGCATCAGAAGAGGATGCTAAAAAGGCGTATGAAGATATCCGGATTGTCGCAAAGAACTATGGCCTTAATGAAGAAAATATATTTGGATTAGAGGCTGAACGATTAGAGGCAGCAGCAGTGGAAGCAGCTGCTTCTGCTAGGCCTGGTGCTATTGACTTAGCGGGGCTTCGAAGATTTATTGTTACTAACAATCCCGGTACAAATACCAATGTTGCAACAATGACTGCCGAGCAGATAAGGACAAGTTTTCCTAATGGCTATGCCGCTTATACTGCACAGCAGCCCTCTGCAGAAAGTATAGACGTAGATTGGTAGGAGGAATAAATGAGTGACTCTGTGGTCAATAATGAAATAGTGACAATAAGAACTCGTGATGGTATAAATCTTGCTGGTGTTCCAAAATCGCTTCTTGAAACTGATGAAGAATTCTTGAAAGCATATGTACAGCAACTTAGGGATACCTCTGGTCCCGGTGAATATACCTTCAAGGGTATGCCTGCTTCGGAATCTTCATACTTACATCCATCAAAGACATATGAGCCTAAGTCATCGCCACCAGATCTTGTTGATCGGATGGCTATACGAGATCGAGCAGGAGTTGCTGGACCTCCGCTTCCTCCAGGATACACACCACCACAAGAAACAGGACCACAAGAAACAGGACCACAAGAAACAGGACCACGAACCGATTTAGCTGGACTGATGGGTGGTGTTGTTAGAGGAGCAGGGCCAACGGCTATGGGTGCAGCAACTGGTGCAGCTATTGGGGCACCTTTTGCTGGTGTTGGAGCTGTTCCTGGTGCAGCTATTGGGGCAATGGCTGGTGGACTTACCCAGATTGCTGGTGATCCTATTGTTAGTCTTGTAAATAGAGTTCTTGGTACCAATTACACCCTACCGACAGTTGCTTTAAGCGACTTATTCACGAAACTGGGCGTTGCGGAACCCGATACTGCGGCAGAACGTATTGTTCAGGCTACGGCACAGGGTGTTGCTGGTGCTGGTGGTTCAGTTGCTCTTGGTCAAACTATGCAAGCAGGACAGGGGCTTACTCAGACGATGAAGGGTACTATAGGTGGGATGTTAGCAGATAGTCCAGTAGCGCAATATGGGGGAGGCGCTGGTTCTGCTGCAGCTTCTCAGGGGGCTGAAGAACTTGGAGCAGGACCAATAGCTCAATTGGGAGCGGGCCTTGCAGGGGGAGTTGTTGGTGCTGGTCTATCTAATATAAATCTGGTTCGGAGCACAAAGCCCCCAATTGAGGAAGCAGCAAGCGCAGGGGTCAGAGTAATGACATCTGATGTTCGACCTCCTAATACTTTTGTGGGGAAGTGGATACGTAATTTGGGGGAACGAATACCTATTGTAGGTACCGGTACATTAAGAAGTGCCCAGCAAGCGGAGAGGGCAGCTGCAGTTAGAAGTATTATTCGACAGTATGGTGCTGATGATGTGGCCAATTTGGCCGATGATATTGTTGATGATCTGCTTACTACTAGGCGCAGTAGACTATCCCAATTCACAGGGGCAAAAGAAGAAGTAATAGAGGCTATGACTGATACGGATATTGCTGTTGGAGTCCAAAGAACCCTTGATGCTATTGATGTGCAGGTTACTCAACTTAAGAGTCTCAATACTAGAGAAGTTCAACCTGTTATTAGTCGATTAGAAGATTGGGCTGTAGCAATTCAAAACCAAGACCTAGCTAATATAGAGGTCCTTCGGAGGCAACTCGGTGAAAGCTTTTCTGCACCATCTCTTGTAGGGGTACGGTCTGTTAGTGAACGGGCTCTAACTAATATATATGGGCCTCTTCGTCAAGATATGACAGACTATATTAAAGAGTTTGGTACAGAAAGGCTTTTAACTAAATGGGTTACAGCAAATAACCGTCTTTCTGAAATGGCTGAAGAAATGGCAGTTCCTGCTCTCAAGCGAGTACTTAATAGAGGAGACGCCACTCCTGAAGTTGTCAACAACCTTTTATTTTCTAGGAATAGATCAGATGTGGCTAGAATGTATCGAGAACTTACTCCTGATGGCCGAGCAACAGCAAGAACCGCTATTATTGCTCGTGCTGCAGAGAGGGCGGGTGGTGAGATACCTGATCCAGATATATTTGTTCGTGAAGTAAAAAGACTTGGTGATCAAGTAGGAGTCTTCTTTAATGATGGAGATGCTCGTCAATTAGAAGGACTCATGCGTGTATTAGAAATTACAAGTAGAGCTGCGTCAGCAAGTAAAGGGCCTTCAAGTATAGCAATGGGAGTCGTGCCCCTTAGTGCTGCTGGAATAGCATCGTATTTTGGGGGCGGTGTAAAGGGCTTTGGTCTTGCAATAGGGGGCGGAGCAGCTTATGGTCTAGCTGCTAGGGCATACGAATCAGTTCCTGTAAGAAACATACTAATGGCTCTTCCCCGGGTAGCTCAGGGTAGTACACAAGAAGCAGCCCTATTAAGAAGATTATTTGATACAATTAGAGCCGTAGAAGCTACACAGGAGGCTCCTGAAAGGCCAGAACGAGTCAATGAAGAAGAAGCACAACTCATAAGGGGGTAACATGAAAACTGTTAAAAATGGCTATGCTGTGTTCATGGATAAGGATGGAGAACCCATCGATGAAGGGTATATCTATATTGGAGAATCTGGGTTAAATCCAATAACAAATCCAGAAGCCGCTTATTGGGATGAAGCTCTTACAATCGCGGCTGCACAACCTGTTAGGACCAAAGGAGGCTATGCCATTTATAATGGATCCCCGGGACAGCTTTACACTACTGGGGACTATTCGCTTCTTATACAGAACAAGTACAGAGCCATAGTCTATTATCAGGAAGAAGGGATAGGTATCGACCAAGACCAAGAATTATTAACCACAGACGATGTTGTATTTAACCAGGTGACTGCTGATTTAATTGGGGATTTAATTGGGGATGTAACTGGGGATGTAACTGGGGATGTAACTGGGGATGTAACTGGGGATGTGACAGGAAATGCTGGGGGGATAACTGAAACTGGTGCTGAAGCAGAGGTTCTTCAGACTAAAGTAATTGAAATAGGTGACTGGAATATGGATACAACAGCTGAGGCCACTATTGCCCACGGAATTACAGGCCTTGGTACAAAGATTCGAATGATTCAAATACTTATTCGGATTTCTACTGGAGATGACGTTTATCCATTTTGTGATTATTACGCGGCAGCTGGGAATCAAAGTTCTGGTTACTACGCCGTGGATGATACATATGTTTATTTGAATAGAGCAGCAGATCCTGGATATTTTGATTCCGCTGCTTTTAATGCAACTTCCTTTAATAGAGGTTGGATAACGATTTGGTACGCAGAATAAAGGTAATCTAATGTATAACTGTGACGTAACCTGGGGGGGCTATGGCAACATCGAAGAAACCGGCAACGCAAAAAGAAACGCTTGATCAGGTGTGGTACGGGATGTATGGCACCAATGGAGCCGTAGGGCTTGTCGGTCGCATGGAGGCGGTGGAGAAAAAGGTGTCCACTCGCAACGATCAAAACCCCCGGCGCACGGCCGTGCTGACAGTCGTCATCGCGGCCACGGTTGGGGCTCAGTCTATTGGATTGCTGGACGGAATCAAAGCGGCGTTTATGCAGTGGTTGACCGGGGGCGCGGGATGATTGAGGTTCTCAGCTTCACCGGCAAAGCGATCGTCGGTCTCGGCTTGACAATCCCCGCATCGTGCATTGTGCGCAACGAGGTGAACGGGTGGCGGCTCACGAGTGAGGTGTTGTACGAGCAAGACGGTCATGTCCGACCGACCGGGACACCGTATCAACCGCGGCCGTTTCCGTGTGGGCGGTGGCTAATAACTGAGGTTATCGACAAGTTGCCAACGAGCGTGTACTCACCGGTGTTCATCGCGACGAATGCGTGGCAGTGGTTGGAGTACTGGCAACTCGACAAGGATGGCTGCTACGACCATCCGACCGGCGCACGATTCCGAGCTCGTGGATATGGGGCGCACTATTCGCGGGTCCGGTCTGGTGGTGAGCTTGTCCGCAGCAACACGACGCTCGGGTGTATCAACACTGATACGCCGGATGATGCCGTTGCACTCGGTGACGTGATCCGGCGGGTGATGGGTGCACGGGAGCGGGTGTATCTTGATGTTCCGCCGTGGCCGAGTTGGGAGATTTAAGTATGACTATGGAAGAACTTAATTCAGGTAAACGAGCGAAGGAGATTGGCTTGGACCCTCTTATGGAGAAGACGTTTTCGGAGCTTTTGAAGACGCTTCCGAAGCGGATCATTACTGTCATAACGAAATTGCTCTCTATGAAGGGGATCGGGTTTGTTACAGCTACTTATTTATTGATGAAGGGACTCCTCCCAGCATGGGCTTGGTTGGCTACTACAATTGTCCTCATATTCGGTGAAAAAGCTTTGAGTTACATAAAGGATATTAGGGGATGATGCATCCTATTATAAGGAGGGAAAAGTGGAGTTTGAAGGCTTGCAAAAGACGATAATTATTATAATTGGCTGGGCTTATTTTGAGTGGATGATTTGGGGGGTCACAGTGATTGTCGGCTTTTGGATAGGCCGATTATCTAAGAAACGGGTTAAAAAGACAACTGTGGTAATTGAGAAGCCTAGGGCTCAAAAGTTTACAGACACTTCAGATTTTGTAGAACGAGTCAAAGCAAATATAGGAGGATAGAATGGACTGGACTGAATTGGCTTCAATCACAATCTTGGCCGGAGTGGTGGTGTTTGCCATTATTCGAGGGCGGGGCGACAGCAAGGCGCTTCAGGCGTTCATCGTAGCTGTTGTAGAAATCATGAAGAACACAAAGGAAGGTGAAAAATGAGGCGCGCACTACTCATCCTCTTCGCGTTGGCCTTTGTGGCTTGCGCGGGGATGGCGCAAGAGCCGATCTACTACAACTCGACGCCGACGGTAATGTGGACCCCTGCGGCCACAACGCCGAACGATGGACCTTTTCTCGCCGGTGACACGGTGGAGTATCGCATCTATGTATGGGATACCGAGCTGCTCGGGTTTGCCCCACCGCCCGCGCTTGGATTGATGGATCTTCGGGTGACGTGGATTGACACTGACCCGTTTACCGCAGATGAAAACGGTGAAGAGTCGGCATTGTTGGACTTTGCTGACCGGCGTAGCTGGGGCGTTGCCGTGGCTGGTACGCATATCGACGGCGGGGGGAACCGGATAGATTACGAGGGTTTCCTTGCAAGTTCAAGGGCGGCCGATACTGCTTCGGGCGTCCCTTTCGTCTATATCCCCGTGCCACTACCGGGGACAGTCCCGCCGGGTTCGGACTTGCGGGATTCGGGGATGTAGGGGAAGACGTGGCTAATTTCTACGTCGATACAGATTTAGGCACGGACGACGCTGGTCACGGCGGCTCGGCTGGTGCGGGGGCGTGGGCGACGTTTGCCTATGCCGAGTCACAGCTTACCGGAAGTTTGACCGAAGCCTCTACTTTATGGCTGTCGGGTGCTGCGGCAGATACCACGGCCACGACAATCAATGGCTGCGCCAACACGCATCGACTGACAATCAAACCGACTCCAGGAGACGAGGCCGCCAAGACTGGATGGGATACCGGACGCTATCGGCTATCTGTGACCGATGCGGATGCGCTATTCATTTACGACGACCTTGTGACGGTTGACAATATTCAGATTGAGATCGTTTATTCATCGGGGTCGGGTGACAATTGCATCACCATTGACTCGCAAACGGCGGCGGGCGACGTGACAATATCGCGCAATTATGTGCGGTCCAACGGTGTAAACAGTAATCGTGGAATAACAGTCAACGATGCCGATACCGACATCGACATCATGGGCAACATCATCCACGGGTGCAAGTCCCGTGGGATATTGATGAACACATCCGGCCTCACGGCAGACATCTACAACAACATCATAAACGGCGCGGTTGACCTGATTGAGCTACAGGCTGGTGTGACTGCAGTAATCAAAAATAACGCACTGATGAACAACGGCGGCGGCGAGGATATTGACAACGCGGGCACCGCAACTGTTCAATATAATTGTGCCGACGACGACCTTAATACCATTCACTCGGAAACGACCAATGTGCAACCACTTAGCGCGAGTTGGGCTAATGAGTTTGTTGACGCATCGAACGGCGACTATACCGCGAAAACGGGCGGCAATATGGAGGACAATGGCATCGGCCCCGGCAGTGATGCCAAGGTACCCACGCCTGACATTGACGGTACTACACGCAGCGGTACAACGTGCGACATTGGGCCGGATGAGATAGCAGCAGCAGGCGGGAACGCACCGACGGGAGCATTACAAGGGCCGCTTGTTGGACCTTTCGGCGGGCCGGTAGGATAGGAGGAGAGGATGTACAACGCGGGCGATTTTACAGGGACCGAGACGGTAATGATTCCGGTCAACGCCTTTACAAGCGATGACCCATCGGTTTCGGTCACCGTGACCAATTTGGCGAACACGGATGTCTATGTCTATAAAGACGCTAGCTTGACGCAACGAACGAGCTTCTTGGGTATTGCTGTTGACATAGACGTGGATGGAATCGCCGGGTCTCATTGGGTTACGGTTGATTTGACCAACAACGACGACGCCGGGTTCTACTCTTCGGGTTCACGATTTATCGTGCGGATTGAGGGAGTGACCATTGATGGCGGGACCGTCAACGCTTGGATTGGCGGGTTCTCGATTGGTGTTAACTTAGCAGTAGTGACTGCAGCCTTGGTAGCTATCCACCTTGACCACCTCCTGGCAGCGGACTATGACCCGGCAAGTAAACCGGGGGTAGGGACCGCGCTACTTAATGAGCTGGTTGAGAGCGACGCAGGCGTGAGTCGGCTCACCGTGAATGCACTTGAGCAAGGACGTGGTACGAACAGCGTCGATACGATAGCTGCGGCCGATCTCGTTGATCTGGTGTGGGATGAGCCGTTGACCGGAGCAACTCACAACGATGCTACGAGTGCGGGCCGACGATTACGGCAATTGGATGCTATGGTGGTTCGGGCGGAGACGGCACAAGCCGGGTCGGCTAATGCAATCACCCTGGATGTGGGGGCATCGGCGACAGATCAGATGTATATTGGTGACGTGATTATCTTGGTTGGAGGTACGGGCGAAGGGCAGACCAAAACGATCACGAATTACGATGGTTCATCGAAAGTCGCAAGCATTCGCGGGACATGGCTCATCAATCCAGCTAACGATAGCGAATTTGTGATCGTAGCAAGCAAGGACATCGGGCACACCTCGCACGGAATGGCGCAGGCAGGAGCTGCCGGGTCCATAACTTTAGCCGCTACGGCGAGCGCGGTGAATGATTTCTACAAAGGGCAGTTGGTTCGCATCACTACCGGGACCGGGGAAGCTCAGACACGGCTGATCACCGCATACACGGGGTCATCACAGATCGCCACCGTATCGCCGAACTGGGCAACGACACCAGACAATACCTCCGTCTACT